ATCAGACAGCGGCTCTGGTGGGTTGGAAGCCGACTTGACGCACTGGGCAACGCCACGAACAGCGGACACATCAGAGGAGACTTGGGAAACCAAGCAAGCCAGAAATCAGCGGCACTTGGCAACGAGCCTGTCCAGTTCCCGCACGAAGGGGGTGGGTGGGATGACGCTACCGATGATGGCGCACCAAACGGGTTGGGGAACGCCTCGTATTGGGGGCAACGGGCAGGGGTCTCAGATCATGGACGAGGCGGGGGAGACCAAGGGGCGGATCGGGCAACAAGCGATGCTGGCAGCGTGGCCGACACCGACCTTGCAAGCGAAAGAATGGTCGGAAACTGCAATGTCGGATTGGACGGCGGGGAAACGCGGGACGCACGGGCTGGATTTGGGGGCAGCGGCAGTAATGAGCGGCTGGCCAACACCACAAACAATGCTGGGATCAAACGATGTGAACTTCATTTGCAGCGGGGATCGCAGGACAACGCCAAACAAGATGGGATGGGCAGCGAGTTTGGCGGGCTGGCCGACACCAGACGCGCACAGTGGCTCTGGGGGCAGGACGCCAGCGGATTTAATGAAACTGACGCGGGACAGCGGCAGCAAGATTCAAGTGACGATCAACCATGCAGCAGCGGTGGCGGGATGGCCGACACCGCAATGTGTGGACGTAAATCAGTCACGGACGAGCAAGCCGCAAGAGTACGCGGAACGCTGCTACAACAGGGCAAGTTCGGGCAGCAATTTGGCGATCTGGGCGCAACACTTGGCGACACATCCAAAAGCAGCCCGACTAACGGCTTCTGGCGAGATGCTGATTGGCTCTTCTGCCGCGATGGAAAGTGGCGGCCAGTTGAACCCAGCACATTCCCGTTGGCTCGTGGGTCTGCCGCCAGAGTGGGACGATTGCGCGGTTACGGCAATGCAATCGTTGCCCAAGCAGCGCAAGGCTTCATCGAAAGCGTGATGGACTAAAAATAGTGCTTGCCCCTGTGTTTAGTACGATGTACAAAGGGGCATCAACCAACCACGAGGAGAAAATTATGTATATCTATCAATCCGCCACGGGCTACGAACTGGAAATCCTGACCAGCCGCTTGAGCAACGAAAAGCTGCGTGACGCAATCCAAAGCGTCACGGGGGAACGCTACCCCTTCAAGTCCTATCAGACCCGCGCTGATGCCGAGGCCGTGAAGGCCGCAATTTATGAGGTTTATGCAGCATGACCAACTACCAGACCCCCACCGCCGAGACGTACAATGGATTGGAAAAGGCGTTTGACCACTTCAACAAGGAGCTGTTCGACCAGCGCCTGCCCCCCGTGATGTTCACCCTGACCCGCCGGACTGGTGCCCACGGCTACTTCCACGCCGAGCAATTCGCGAACAAGGATGCCGATCTGGGCCGTACTCACGAGATCGCCCTGAACCCGCAGAGCATGGACCGCGACATCAAGGCAGTTCTGGGCACACTGGTGCATGAGATGACCCACCTCGAACAGCAGGAATACGGCACCCCGGGTAAGAAAGGGTTCCACAACCTTGCGTGGGCGGCGCTGATGCTGCGTGTTGGCCTGACCCCAACCGATGGCAAAGGCAAAATGACAGGCCGCAAGGTCACGCATAACATTGACGAGGGTGGGCCGTTTTCCGTGGCCATGGCCGATCTGATGCCGTTCGACATCCCGTTTTTCACAGCGCCGCAGGACAAAGCCGAGAAAAAGAAAGACCCCAGCAAAGTTAAATTCACTTGCCCGTGCTGTGGGGCCAAGGCGTGGGCCAAGCAGGGCGCAAACCTCATGTGTGGCGACTGCGAAGAGCATATGGACGGGGAGGAATAACGGCGCTACACAGGCTGTCCTCTCTGCCACTTGCCCCTGCCGGAAACGGTGGGGGTCTTTTTTCTGGCCATAGCATTTCAGGCGCGGCGGTGTTATGTTGGTGGCATCCTATTCATGAGAGGGGTTCCGTCATGCCCGCAGGCAGGCCAAAAACACCGTTTGATCAAGACATCGCGGATCAAATCTTAGATGCTATCGCTGGCGGCGTTGGCCTTATAAACTTTTTGGAAATCAACAAAGAAACCATGCCGTCTTATCCAACGGTGCGGCGATGGTTGCGGGAAGAGCCGGAATTTCTTTCAGATTATGCGCGCGCGCGCGAGGATCAGGGCGACTATGATAGTGACTTGATTCGAGAGTGTTTTTTAAAAGTTATTGCGGGCAAATTGGACCCAAATGCGGCTAGATCAGCGATGGACGGCTTGAAGTGGAACGCAGCGCGCAGGCAGCCTAAGAAGTACGGCGACAAGGTCGAGATTGCTACGACGGGCACGATACAAGTGAGCCACACGCTGACAATTGATCACTTGTCCATTGATGAGCTTGACGTGCTAGAAAAGGCGCTGGGCGGTGCCTGATAAAACCTATGTCATTACCGACATTCACGGTCGGCTGACCGAGGACGATGGCTTGGTGGAGTTGCTATGGGCGTGATCACCCTGCCGCGCGGCATTGACATAGCAGCCACGCGTAAGGCCATTGAAAAGCGCAAATGCGAGATGTCGCTGTCGGCGTTCGTCAAGGCCGCATGGAGCGTGATCGAACCGGGCCAGGTCTATGTTCACGGTTGGCACATCGACTTTATCTGCGCGCACTTAGAAGCAATCAGCGACGGCACCCTGAACGACGATGGAACGTACTACAACCGCTTGCTGGTCAACGTCCCACCTGGGACGATGAAGAGCCTGCTGATCGGGGTGTTCTGGCCAGCGTGGGAGTGGGGGCCGCGTGGCAAGCCACACATGCGCTACGTCTGCGCATCCCATAGCCTTGACCTTGCGATCCGCGACAGTTTGCGGATGCGGCGCTTGGTGACCAGCGATTGGTATCAGGGCCATTGGGGCGACACCGTCAAGATCACGGGTGACCAAAACGCCAAAGCCAAGTTTGAGACGACAGCCACGGGGTTCCGGCAGGCCTGCGCGTTTACCGGGATTACTGGCTACAGGGGCGACAGGGTCATCATCGACGACCCCCTGAGCGTGGACGACGCCAACTCCGATGCCAAGCGCGAGACGGTTGTCACGCTGTTCAAAGAGGCCGTCACGTCCCGCTTGAACAACCCCGACGAATCGGCAATTGTGGTGGTCATGCAGCGCCTGCACGAAACTGACGTGTCCGGCGTGATACTCGAAAACAACATGGGCTACGACCACATCATGTTGCCCATGCGATACGATCCTGCGCGCCAATGCGTCACGGCGCTGGGCTACACCGATGCGCGCGAGATTGACGGAGAACTGCTGTTCCCCGACCGCTTCCCCGAACATGTGGTGGACCGAGACGAGGCCGCAATGGGGCCATACGCAACCGCTGGCCAGTACGCGCAGTCGCCCGAGCCACGCGGGGGCGGCATCATCAAGGACGCATGGTGGCAGTTGTGGGACAAGACCGAGTACCCACCCATTGAGTTTGTGGTCGCTGCCCTCGACACCGCCTACACCACGAAAAGCGAGAACGACCCCAGCGCCCTGACGATTTGGGGCGTGTTCAGCGCATCAACGGATCAAGCATCAACACGCATGGTGGATCGCTACGGGCGGCCCATTGATAGCGCTACAACCACGCAGTCGGAGGCGCTTGGGGCCACCGCCAAGGTGATGATGATGTACGCATGGCAGGACCGCTTGGAGATCGGCAACCTTGTTAAGAAGGTGGAAGAACTTTGCGTCAAGATGAAGGTTGACCTGCTGCTAATTGAAAACAAGGCGGCGGGTCACAGCGTGGCGCAGGAACTGCGGCGGGTGTTTAACACCTCCAAGTTTGGGGTTCAAATGTACGATCCTAAGACCCTCGACAAGGTGGCGCGGCTGTATAGCATTCAGCACCTGTTCAGCGAGAAAATGATCTTTGCGCCCAACAAAGACTGGGCCGAGATGGTTATCAGACAGACCTCATCTTTCCCCCGTGGAGCGCACGACGACCTTGTTGATACAGTGAGCATGGGCTTGAAGCACTTGCGCGATGTTGGTATGCTCACAAGAGCGCCGGAGCGGTTGGCCGAGATCGAAGACAGTCGCGTCTTCCACGGCAACCACAACGAGCCTTTGTATAACGCCTGATGGAGGGATCGGCAAATGGAAAAAGACGACAAGATTGATCAACTGGCGCAGACGCTGGCTAACCTTGCCACCGACTATGCCGGAGATAACGGCCTTGACTTTGGCGATGTTATGAACGCGCTGGGCCGCGTCTATGTGACCTACGGGTTCACGGTGAAGAGCAGCAAGATCAGCCACGAAAAACTGAGCGAGAGCATGGTGGAGTTTGTGTCAGCCTCTTGCGCCCTTATGGTGGGGGCGCTTCGCAATGCAGAAGAAGCTTAACGCCACGGTGGAGCCGTTCGGGGACAACAAGTGGGCTGTCAGCGTCATCGACCGTGACACCGAGGAAGAGTTTGACCTTATCATTGAAGCCGACACCGAAAAGGATGCGGCATTCAAAGCAATGGAGCAAGTTAATGACCGATGACATCAAGAACGTGGCAGAAACCATTGCCACCTACCTTGGCCAGATGGTCAACGAGGATCAGATCAGCCCGCCAGATGTGCTGATGGGCGGGCTGCGCGCCTGCATCGCGTTCTGGGGCGGTTGCGTTCCAGAGGGCAACCGCGTTGAGGCCATGGGCGTCCTCAAGCAGGTCTTTACTGAGGAACTGGATTACATGACCCGTGGCATGGCCAACGGCATGGTGCCGGAATGAAAGTGGTGTACGGCAACCCCAAGACCGTCATGGCCATGGGGATGGCGCTTTTGGGGGAGACGCCCACGCCGTTTATTGGTTTTGTGGACAGGGCCAAAGTAGATAGCGACCCTTTCTTCGCAACGGGGCCGGACTCGGCTGCCATGATAAACAAGATTGACGCCATCGGCGGCGTCATCATTTTCATTGAAAACCCTGACGCTGCCGAGCGCCTCAACACGCACATAGCAGAACTGTTTGCCAGTGCGTGTGAAGGCGATTGGGGCGACGTTGAACAAGTGGAGATTGGCCTGCAATGATCTGCAATGGCAAGAAGCTACTGGAATATGCGCCGATCAAGGACATGCTGGACCACAAGGTGCGCGGCGAGATCACCAGCCATGGTATGTCTGAGGCTGGGTACGATGTGCGGGTGAAGCAAGACATCGTCTTTACATCGGCAGGTGTTGAGGTGGATGGCATCTGGAAGGCGGGCACCTTTGCTCTGGCCAGCACGGTTGAAGAGTTTGACATGCCGCAGAACATGTGTGCCGTTGTCCACGACAAGTCCTCCTGGGCGCGGCGCGGCCTGAGCGTGTTTAATACCGTGGTAGAGAATGGCTGGGCCGGGTGGTTGACCCTTGAGCTTGTGTACCACGGGCGCGACCGCCTGCACATTCCGGCTGGGTCTGGCATCGCACAACTGCTGTTCCACTACACGATGAGCAATGCGTCGTACGCAGGAAAATACCAAAACCAACCCGACCGACCAGTGGAGGCAATCAATGGCTAAGTGGAGCAATAAGATGACGGCGGAGACGCCAGAAGGGTGGCCGATGGACCCTTGCGGTGGGGCAAACCAGCGGTGGGAGCCGAATGAACCGTCATGCCCCGATTGCAAGGACGGCGTGTGCCAGTGCGGTCCAGACGAAGACATTTGCCCCGACTGCGGTAATCCCATTTGCGACTGCTGGCTAGAGGATGTTGAAGAAGACGAAGAGTGGGTCAATGTCACCGTTCGAAATGGTTACAATGACTTGTTCCTTGTCCTACAGCAGGCGTTGTGGCAGGCGCAGGATGGCAAGGGATCAGAGCGTCACGGCAACGGCCTGTCGTTCACGGAGCAACCCGCCCTGACCATCACCCGCGCCGTGGGGCGTGGCTTCCCGCTGGGACAGGCCATGAAGAAGATACAGGAAAGCCAGCGCATGGGCGACGATGCAGCCAAGCGCGAACTGCTTGGCGCGATCAACTATCTGGCGGCGGCCATACTATCTTTTGAAAAGTAGTATTTCCCCGTCAACAGGGGTTGCTTAGAAAAGTAGTATGTGGTTTAAGATATGCGACGCGGCGAATCGGGTAGGACCGACCGCCACGTCTAAACCGAAACCGGGCTAGCGGCATTTGGTCTTGCGCTGTGTTAGCACAGCCGCGCCAATTTGCCAGCCTCTTACGTCATGGAGACTGGAACTATGGTTACCAAGAAAGCAGAAGCGGGAACGCTACACATTGATGCCCTCAAGCAGGGGCGCGTCACCCTGACCCTCGTAGGGACCACTGGGTTTTACTTCAACGCTATGAGCAGCAAGGCCAAGCGGACCTTGATGGTCGGCGGCGGCAAGAAGACCGCAGCGGAACGCAAAGAACTCAAGCACAACCCCGAAGAAGAGTATCGCGACACCGTGTACCGCATGGCATCGGGCGACACCTTGCTGGGTTTCCCTGCGCCAGGCGTCAAAGGCGCAATGGCCACGGCGGCGCTTGAAACCGCAGGCGTCACGAAGAGCAGCGTCCAGCGCCTGATCTTCCTGCCGGAACAGCGCATCCGCATGTGGGGCAAGCCCTACCTCAAGATGGACGTGGTCCGCAGCGCCGACATGAACAAGACGCCGGACGTTCGGACGCGCGCGTTCCTGCCGCGCTGGGTGGCTGAGATTGACATTGCTTACGTCACGCCCACGCTGTCGGCACACGCCATTGTGTCGCTACTGTCTAACGCTGGCGTAATTGTTGGTATCGGCGACTTCCGCCAAGAAAAGGGCCGTGGCAGCTATGGCTGCTTTGCGGTCACGGGGCAGGACGGCGGCGAGTGGGCCGACTACATCGCGGAGATCAAGCGCGAAGGCCGCGCTGTTCAGCAAGAGGCGCTGGATAATCCTGAATACGCTGACGATGAAACGCTGGAACTGATGGACATGCTGGCAGACGAGCGCCAGCGCCGCGCAGCGTAAAACAATTGGGCAGTGGGGAAACCTGCTGCCCACGGTCAAGGAGAGGAACGGATTGGGACGGTGTGACGGGGCGGTCAAGGCGAGGCAGGATGCGGCAAGGCGAGGCGAGGCGGTCTGGGTTTGTTTGGGTACGTTCGGTTTCGGTACGGCACGGTTAGGCGGTTGAGGTGAGGCGTGGCACGGATCGGCGAGGTCTGGCGGTTTCGGCGGTGCAGGGCGGGGTTTGGTGTGGCGAGGCGGTCAGGGTACGGCATGGCGGATTACGGCAGGGTCTGGTCAGGCGGTTAAGGTTGGTTCTGGTGAGGCACGGTCGGTCGTGGTTCGGCAAGGCGGTCGTGGTTATGTGAGGTAGAGCAAGGCAAGGCGTGGCTTGGCGGTCAGGCGCGGCATGGCGGTCATGGTACGGCCCGTTAAGCAACGGCGGGGTGGGGAATGGTACGGTGAGTTAAGTCAAGGCGGTCAACATATGAGGAGATTAAAATGAGCTTTACGAGACGAGATCGGCAGAAGATCATTGACGATTATCTGCAAGACAGCGGCGAAAACATGTTCAACGCCGCTGCGTTCATTGACTGGCTTGAGGATCGGCCTGACCATCAGGCTTACGCGTGGTTCTTTGCCAAGGATGATGAGACAGCGGCGCGGGAATACCGCATCGGCCTTGCGCGCCAAATGGTCAGCGGTTTGCGGATTGTCTCAAGCGTTAGAACGATTGACGCAAGCCAAGTTGTCCATATCGTTACTCACGAATATCCTGCTTATGTTTCGCCAATGGCTGGGCGGCGCACGGGTGGTGGCTATGAGCGGTTTGATCCTGAAGATGAGGGTCACATCGCAGAACTTTTGCGCCAAGGTGCGCGTGGCCTGCGTAGCTGGCTGGATCGTTACTCAGATGTGTTTGTGGGGTACGATTTATCGGTCATTGAGGCCATAGCGGCGCAAGCAGAAACAGCCAAGTCCGATTAGGGCTGGCACGGTCAAGGTACGGCGGTCAGGGTCGGGCTGTTTATGGTTTGGTTTGGTGGGGCATGGCGTGGCGGTCGTGGCAGCGTAAGGATCGGCGGGGCGCGGCATGGCGGTCAAGGCACGGTTAGGTGCGGCATGACTTGGTTGGGCCAGTTACGGCGGGGCAAAGCGGTCTAGGTGTGGTGAGGCGAGGCAAGGAGAGATGAGGCGGGGCGGTCTAGGTATGTTCGGGTTGTGCAGGGCTAGGTAAGGCGGTCAAGGCGGGGTGAGGTGAAGCAAGGCAAGGCGAGGCGGTCATGGAATGCAACGGTGCGGTGATGCGAGATCGGTCAAGGCGGTCTAGGTGCGGTCGGGTTAGGAGTGGTATGGCAAGGCGGTCAACTACTGGTGATGACAAGGATGGCTGCGCCTGATATGATGGCGCGGCCATTACCTTGAAGGGACCACACATATGTCGGGCTTGAACCCAAACATCCGCATCCTCGGCGATAGCCAGCCCGATGAGCTTGGCGACATGGATGTAACGATTGAAAGCGATGGCGCTGAAGGCGCGGACATCCCTGAGATCAACCAAGACGGCGCGATTATGAAGATTGACCACGGCGATGGTTCGATCACCTTGTCGCTGGACGGCAAGCCCATCCAAGATGCCGAAGACGTTGAGGGCCAGCCCGAAGGGTGGTTCGACAACCTGTCCGACAAGATTGAAAAACCCGAATTGGCGCGGATTGCGGAAGACCTCTTGCGTGGTGTTTCCGACGACCTTGAAAGCCGCAGCGAGTGGATTGACGACCGCGCGCAGGGCATCAAACTGCTTGGCCTGAAGATTGAAATCCCCGGCCTGCAAGGTTCCGGTGATGGCGCACCCATTGAGGGCATGTCCAAGGTTCGGCACCCGCTCTTGCAAGAGGCCGTGCTGCGGTTTCAAGCCAATGCAAGGTCTGAACTTCTTCCCACCGATGGCCCCGTTAAGATTCGCGACGATGCGAATGGCACGACCATTGAGCGCGACAACATTGCCAATGCGTTTGAAAAGGACATGAACCATTTCCTGACCAGCACGGCCCGCGAATACTACCCCGACACCGACCGGATGTTGCTGCTGTTGGGCTTTGGCGGCACGGCGTTCAAGAAAGTGTTTTTCTGCCCGCTCCGCAATCGACCTGCCAGCGACAGCGTGGATGCTGACAACTTGATCGTCAACAACAGCGCGACCGACCTGTCCACCGCCATGCGGATCACGCACCGCGTCAACCTCAAGCCATCCACGGTCAAGCGACTGCAAATCCTTGGGGTCTACCGCGACATTGACCTGTCCACACCAATGGAGGTCACACCGGACGCTGCCGCAGAGGCCAAGGCGTCACAGCAGGGCGTCACCACCACGTCGGCCAACCCCGATGACCGTGACCGCGAGATTTACGAAATCTACTGCGAACTGGACATCAAGAAGTTTGAACACAAATTCAAGGGCAAGGTCACCGGATTGGAAATCCCGTACCGCGTGACCATTGACGTGTCGTCACGCGAAATCCTGTCCATCACCCGCAACTACGACCAGCCCGAAGCTGGGATGCTGCCGGAGGCGCGGACCACGTTTGTGAAGTACACTTTCGTGCCAGGGCTTGGGTTCTATGACATTGGCCTGCTCCACATCCTCGGCAACACCACCAACGCAATCACCGCCGCGTGGCGCGAATTGCTGGATGCTGGCATGTACGCCAACTTCCCCGGCTTCCTGATCAGCGATGTGGGCGCGCGCCAGAACACCAACATCTTCCGCGTCCCGCCCGGTGGTGGGGCACAGGTCAAGACTGGCGGCCAGAAGATCAGCGATGCCATCATGCCGCTGCCCTACAAGGAGCCGTCAGGGGCGCTGATGTCGCTTGTTGAAAACATGAGCGAGACGGGAATGCGCGTGGGTGGAACTTCGGAGTTGCAAGTGGGCGAGGGCCGTTCGGACGCCCCTGTTGGCACCACGCTGGCCATGATTGAGCAGGCCACTAAGGTGCTGAACGCGGTTCACAAGCGGATGCACAGTTCGCAGGCCGAAGAGTTTACAATGTTGGTGCAATGTTTCCGCGAACATCCCGAAAGCTTTTGGGAGCGCAACCGCAAGCCCACCATAGCATGGAACGAGCAGTTGTTCTTGCAGGCCCTGACCGACGTGGAACTGGTGCCGCAAGCCGATCCGAACACCTCGTCGCACAGCCAGCGCATTATGAAGATCATGGCTCTGAAGCAACTTGTGGCTGCAAACCCGCAAATGTACGACGCGGTTGCCGTTGATAAGGCCGCCCTGCGCGCCATTGGCTGGTCCAACCCAGAGCAGTTCTTGCTGCCTGAAGATCAAATGAACCAGCCGGGACCAGAAGAACAACAGGCCACGGAAGAAATTCAGATTAGCAAGCAGAAGGCTGATGCTGACACCATGCGCGCACAGGCTGCCATGATTAAAGCGCAACAGCCTGCGGCCCCGACTGGTCTGGCTGGCCCTGCTGGCAAAGACCCGCAGGAATTCCAAATCAAGATAATGGCGGAGCAGAACAAAGCCAAGCAGATGGAAATCTCTGCCCAGCGCGATCAGATGAACGACCAGAACCGCGATCTGGCGCGTGAGGCTGACATTCAAATGGAACAGATGCGCCTGCAACGCGAAGACATGAACGATCAGGCGCGTATGCAGCATGAAATGGCGTTGGAGCAGGCCCAGATGCAGCGCGAACAAATGGACGATCAGGCGCGGATGCAGCACGACATGGCGTTGGAGCAAATGCGTTTGGACCGTCAGGAGATGGCAGACCGAACGCGGATGCGCCACGAGGATGACTTGTCACGGCGTCAGCAGGTCCAAGATTCGATTAAGCTTGCCATGCAGGTTCAAAGCCAACAAGCAATCGCGCGCATCCCGAAAGGTAAGAAGTGATGGACAAGGCGGCACGGGCGGCACTCCTGACGGCCAAGGGTATGGACAAAAAACTTTTGCACCAAGATGGGCCTCTGTCGATCTATAAACAGTACAACGATACTTATATTGCCGAGCATAACGGCCAGAGGGTTGGGGAGATGAACCTTTCTTCCCGCGCTCCATACGCCACAAGGGTTGAGGTGCATCCAGACTTCAGGCGTATGGGCATTGCGTCAAAATTGTATGATGTAGCTGAAAGCGATATTGGGCGAAAAATGATGCCAAGCCCTCTTGGGCTTTCCGATGATGCCACTAAAATGTGGAAGAAGCGCCTAAATAATTACGATGACATGGGGCAAAGGGCTGATATTGTTCGCGAGGCTGTCAACGTAGGTCGAGCGGCAGGCGTGGGTAAAAGCGCCGCTAATAGGATGATGCCGTTTGGGTATGATCCAGAAACTGAAAAAGTCAAAGGCTACTCCACAGGCGGCGCACTAGACAAAACGTCCGAAAACATTTCCGACTATGTCGCCGATCTGCTTCGGCAGGGGCGGGCCAAGGAGATCACCGACGACCTGATGGAACAGGCCGATCCGCAACGTCTTCACCACCACTACACCACGGGCAACACGGGCATGGACATGCCAATGGACCAAGCCAGCCGCATGGCACGGGCCAAGGAGATGGGGTTTAATCGGGAACTTTACAGGGGTGGAGATGAAAGTGCGATCAACGCAAACCCAAAGCGGAGACAAACACAGTATTATGCCTATGAACCAAATATTGCTTCTGAATATGCGTTTAACAGAACTGATGCGGGCGGTGGTAACCATACTGGTGCAGCGGTTGGAAAATTTAAAGTTAAAGCACACAACAGGGCAACTGGGGATGACGTTCTTGACGAATACGAAACCGCATCTGGTTTGAATCGGTCAAGTTTAAACTATAATATGTCTTGGGTTCCATTAAATGAAAACTATACGCCAGCGCAAACTGTAGGTAAAATTCAAGATTCTTTAATATCTAAGGGTTATGATAGCGCATTTTTTGCGGATGATGTCGCCCCAGAAAGTGGTGATGTGCACGACACGTTAGCGGTTTTTGACCCAGCAACCAACATCCGCTCCCAATTCGCCCGCTTTGACCCCCGTCTGGACCATCTGGCGCATCTGAACGCATCCGCAGGTGGTGCGATGGACTTTGCCCGCCACGTTGAAGCCGTACACCGCGCTGGTGGCCAGATCGCCCCGTCCAAATACCTACCCAACGTGCCACGTCAGGTCCACGCTGATGGTGGCAAGGTGGCGTTCATGCAGGGCAACCACCCTGATGTGCCGGAGGTGGTCTATCATGGGACGCAATCAGACATTAAAACCTTCCGTCAATCGCAAACTGGTGAGTTTGGCCCTGGCATTTACATGACAGACTTGCCTGAAGAAGCTGCCGACTACGCTGGGACACACCCATTTGCGGGCAAGGGTCCAAACGTGATGCCGTTACACCTGTCCATGAAAAACCCCTTCGTGGTTAAGAGCGACCCGCAAGAATTTTGGAAAAAGTTCGGCGGGAAATGGGATGAGGATGCCCAGAAAAATGCTATTGCGGCTGGACACGATGGTGTCATTTTCCGCCGCCCCTACATGAAATGGGATGACAGCTTGAAGCGTGAAGTCCCAACAGGAAAGCACCATACGCACTTCGTTGCCTTCCACCCCACGCAGATCAAAAGCGCCATTGGCAACCAAGGCACGTTCGACCCCAACGACCCAGACATCACCAAGGCTGAGGGTGGCGCGGTTGATGCCGCCCTCGCTCTAACACGCCGCTTCACTAAAGACGGCGCTGGTGCTACATTGGCGCTGAAATCCAAG